AGCAGGGACAACGTTCTTCCGTCAAACGTTAACAATCAAATTGAAAAAACAAGATGCTACTACGCACAAAGAAATCAAATTATTGGCTTACTCAAGACCTCACGTCCTTGTGGAAAACAACAACGGTCAATTCTTTGTTATGGGCTTGTTTAGAGGTGCTGATTTAACGGCAGGTTCTATTAACAATGGTGGCGCTTTAGGAGATTTTAACGGTTACTCCTTGACTTTTACTGCTGAAGAGGCTTTACCGGCACCATTTACGGATATTACAAGCGCTGCTACTATCGTTTCTGATTGTTTCACAGGTGCTACAATTGTAACTACTTAATCATGGCTTGTGCTATAACAGCAGGACGTTCAGAGCCTTGTAAGGACAGCCTTGCAGGGCTTCGAAACGTTTACTTTATCAATGAAGATATTGATTCATCAGATGTAATATTTTACAATCCCGTTTTACCCGGTGACCCTGTAATTACTGATAATGTTTGGTACGTTGAAAATGTTGCTTCTATTTATAAGTTTGAATTGAAATCTAACGAAAATGTTTACGACCAAGAAATTGTAACGTCACGTGAAAACGGTACGACATTCTTTAGACAAACATTGACTATAAAACTTAAAAAACAGGATATTGCAACACACAACGCTGTCAAAACTTTAGCGTACGCAAAACCAAGGATTTTAGTTGAAAACAACGAAGGACAATTTTTCTTAGTTGGTATGTTTAGGGGTTGCGATTTAACAGCAGGTTCTATCAATAATGGAGGGGCACTTGGTGATTTTAGCGGTTATTCTCTAACACTTCAAGGTGAAGAGCTATTACCATCACCATTTGTGATAAACGGAGCTTCTTCCTTTAGAGTTGGTCAAGCGATTAACATACCATTATCAGCAGCATCTACAATTGTAACAAGTTAATACACGGAGGGGCTTAAAACACCCCTCTTTTTTTTGCAACAAAAACACTATTTTTTAGTTATACTATTACATGATAGTATTAACGACATCCACATCACCGCAAACGGTTTATTTTATCCCACGTGAAGGCACTGGAAACTCGGATAAGATATTTCTAACAGACGAACAGACAAACGTCACTACAACGATTAATATCACTACTTATGCAACGGGTGACTATTACCACACTGCAACAGCTACATTCGGACTAAAAGAAGGTAGAACTTATGTTTGTAAAATAGGGAAAACAAACGACATTAGATTTTACGGTCGTATATTTTGCACGAATAATCCAAGCTCAAACTTCACTCAAACGGTAACAACCAACGAATTTATTATATATGAATAATATTATACAATTATCATCCTATACAGCGCCTGTAATTGTTGAGAATAACAAAAACGAGTGGGTTGAATATGGTGAAGATAACAACTACTATCAATTTTTGATAGAGCGTTACAGCAATTCAGCAACGAACAATGCGGTTATAAATAACATTTGTCGATTAATTTACGGTCAAGGCTTAACTGCTACGGATAGCGCAATGAAACCAAACGAATGGGCGCAACTGTTATCTATTCTTAAAGAGGATGATTTAAGACGTATAATCTTTGATTTGTACGCATTAGGACAGTGTGCCTTACAGATTCATTACGATAAAGGACATAAAGCAATTACAAGGGCTTTTCACACGCCTATACAGTTATTAAGACCTGAAAAGTGCAACCAAGATGGGGATATAGTAGGGTATTTCTATTCTGACAATTGGACTGACCCAAAGAAGTACGTGCCTAAAAGATTTGATGCTTTTGGAACATCTAAAAAAGAAGTCGAAATTTTATACTTAGCTCCTTATAGTGCGGGTATGAAATACTTTTCAAATGTAGACTATCAAGGAGGTATTGATTACGCATTGTTGGAAGAGAAAATAGCTGAATACCTTATTAATGAGGTTAGTAATTCATTTGCTCCCACGACTATCGTAAATTTTAACAATGGTACCCCAACCGACGAGATGAAAGACGAAATATCTGCATCTGTTATTGGTAAGTTAACAGGGTCAAAAGGTAAGAAAGTTGTAATATCATTCAATGAAAACGAAACAACACGTACAACAGTTGACTCTATACCATTGAACGATGCGCCAAGTCACTACTATTACTTAAGTGAAGAGGCTACATTCAAGATATTACGTTCACATAACGTAACTACTCCATTATTGTTTGGTGTATCGGTTGCAACAGGATTTAGTTCCAATGCTGATGAAATGAAAACAGGGGCAATATTGTTTGAAAACATGGTAATAAAGCCAAAACAACAAATGATAGTTGAAATGGTTAAAAAGATACTTTCGTTTAATGGTGTATCACTTAACCTCAAGTTTAAAACATTGAATCCTTTACAAGGGGATGAGCCACAGACGGTGCAAATGAGTTCAGATAAATCAGAGCTTGAATTGTTATTAGATGAGTTCGGTGAAGATATTGACGAAAACTATGTATTAATTGATGAGAGGGATGCTGATTATGATAATGAAGAATCATTAAACGAATATTTAAACGACCTTGAAAATACTACTACAAAACTTTCTTTAATTGATAAAGTATTAAATTTTGTATCAACAGGAACAGCAAGACCTACTGCAGTATCTTCACAAGATAAACAAGTAAAGGGAAGAATGTTTAAGGTTCGATATAAATACACAGGTAACCCTAATCCTGAAAGAGCTTTTTGTAAAGCAATGATGAGTGCTAATAAAGTGTATAGAAAAGAGGATATTGACAGGATGAGTGAAAGTGTTGTTAATAGAGGATTTGGAGAATTTGGAGCGGATAAATACGATATTTTTAGATTCCATGGTGGACCGAGATGCCACCACAAATGGTCACGATTAACTTATATGTTAAACGATAAAGATATGTTTGAAAAGGTAGGTACAAGAGCAGCAGAGATAAGAGGGTATAAAGTAACTAACCCCTCAGAAGTTTCTGTTTATCCTAACAACTTACCATTAAAAGGATATAGTCCAAGAAATAAAAATTTACCCTCAGATGCAAAATAATCTTTAAGGGTGGTTTTATATTGTAATCATTTTATTATCTTTGTAAAAAATAAGATAATATGGAAACTTGGAAAGCAATTAAAGGATTTGAAAAACAATATGAAGTTAGTAATATTGGAAACGTTAGAAGTATTGATAGGGTAGTAAAACATTATAGAGAGGGTTTTACAAGAAAATATAAAGGAACTGCTAAAAGTTTAAGATTTGATAAAGACGGTTATTTAAAATGCAATTTAAAAAACGATGGTAAAACATTTAATTTTAGAGTACATAGATTAGTAGGTGAAGCGTTTATACCAAACATAGACAATAAACCTGTTATAAACCATAAGAATGGTATTAAAACAGATAATAGAGTAGAAAATTTAGAGTGGTGTACAATAAGTGAAAACACAATACACGCAACAAGAACAAGATTGATAAAAACAAAGTTAACAGATAAAGAAGCATTGGAAATTTTTAACTCGAAATTATCACAAAGAGCATTAGCTAAAGTTTATAATATAGATTCAAGTATTGTTTGGAGGATAAAAAATAAAAAAGCATACAAACACTTATGGCAGAAGCACTATTAATATCAAAAAAAGACCTACAAGAATATACTTCTTTAAACGCAAATACAGACGTTGACAAAGTGATTCAATTCGTGTTGGTTGCGCAAAACATTTGGATTCAACAATACACTGGTTCTAAACTGTTGGATAAGATTAAAACAGATATTACCAATAATACTTTATCAGGTAATTATATAACGCTTGTAAGATCGTATTTAAAGCCTATGTTGATCCATTTTACAATGGTGGAATATTTGCCTTTTTGCGCTTACACAATTTCAAATAAAGGGATTTATAAGCACCAATCTGAAAATAGTGAAATAGTATCGAAGGAGGAAGTTGATTACTTAATAGAGAAAGAAAAACGTATTGCAGAATCGTATTCTCAAAGGTTTTTAGACTACATTTGTAAGAACAATAGTTTGTTTCCTGAGTATACAACCAACGAAAATGGTGATGTTTACCCACAACATAATAACTATTTAACAAATTGGTATTTATGAAGAAAAAAAAAGAGTACAAACCAAAGGAAGAAAATATAATTAAACTTAAAATCTATTTAAATGATATTAGCAAATTACGGGATAATAGCAAGTAGTGGGGCGGTTATTATACCTTCTACACTAAGCAATAATTTGATTTCTTATTATAAAGCTGAATCAAATGCAAATGATTCTTTAACTGTTAATAACGGAACAGCACAAGGGGGAGTAACTTATTCTTCAGGTAAAAGTGGAAATGCTTTCACTTTAAACGGAACAAATGCTTATGTAGAATTAGGTGATGTAATGGATATTAATTTAGATAGTTGGACTTATTCATGCTGGGTTAATCCAAGTGAGTTAACAAATGGAAATTACTACTCTATTCTTGGTAAAAATCAATCTGCAAATTCGATAGGAAGATTTTTGATGAATTTTTATGGCAATAAATTGCAATTTTATTTTCAATCTTTAAACTTTTTGCAAATTGAAACTATTGCAACATTTTCAACTAACACATGGCATCATTTAACATTTGTCATTGATAGAGCAAGCAATTTAAAAATATATGTAAATGGAGTTTTAGCTTCTGTTAATGTTACTGCAGGAATAAATAACCTTACATCATTTAACACTTATAGC